TTCATCATGTTCCCACTTGCCATCTAAAGACCAATACTCGCTCCAATTAGCTTTTTCCTTGTCAGTATGTTCATCTAAAATTGCAGGTATAGAAACATGTTTAAATATTCTATGTTCTTTCCAAGATTCTTTCCATTGTCCATAATTATCTAGTGGGTGAATTCTTGTACCATTGACTAAGGTTTGTCCTCTCTGTGCCCTAGACCTTGCCTCCTGCGTAAACCATTCGTCAATTCTTCTCCGCCTAACATCAGTCTGTTGATTCTCTAAGGTCAAAGCATCATCAAGAATAAGTAAGTCAAGTCGTGATCCATATATCTGTTTACCAACAGACAAAGCTTGTACGGTCGGATCTCTTTCTCCAGACTCTCTTTGTCGTATGGTTATCTGGTCTTTAGACCAGCCAAAACCGTCAGCTTTTTGTGACTTAAATCCGTTAAAATCTTCTATTAGATTTCTTTCGGAGTCTTTATAAAGATGCGGGTCAACTAAATATCTTTTAATTCTACCTAACAAGTCCTGTGCCTTTTCCCCAGACTTCGTAACCAGGGCGATTCGAATGTCTGGGTTTTGGCACATTTTGTATACTGGATACCACAAAGCTGATAACGTAGATTTGCCTGACTCAGGATGCCCTAAAACTAAAACAAGTCTTCCTGTAGGATCAGCGAGATTTTTTTCTATCTCAAATTGATGCGGAGCAAACTCAACATTAAAATATAATTTGCAAAATTCAGAAAAGGACATATTCGATAAATCAGGGTAGGAATCCTTAACCGCATCACCAGATCTAATTTGTCGTGCTTCAGCAGCCCAGTCTTTATGTCGCTGCGAGTTTTCTTCCCACCATTTCCTTGTAACACCGATACGCTTACAAGCTTCGGTGTAGGTGAGTCCGTACCTAATACATTCCAGGAAAGACTCCATAGCCCATGCTTTCCAAAGACTTGTACCCTTTTTTGCTGGCGGTGGAGGTAAATATACTTCTGCATCTTTATCGAATTGAAAAACTTCATTGTTGGCTCCAAATATTTGTGCTTTGACTTTTGCCCTATCAGACAACAAATCAGCATCGGACCTTTTAGGTCTACCTGCTTTTATTTCATCGGTCATAAAATTACTATAACACTAAGTTTTAGCTTTACGCCAGGTATTAGACAAGATATCTCGACAAGACCTACACATCCCTTTTTTAATGTCTGAAGGTAAGCCAAACACGTTAATCTGTTTTACACCACAACTTCGGCATCTCATTCGTCCTCCTCTAACAGAGACTCCTGTACCTGTTCAACTCTAGGGACAGGTCTAGAAGTTTCACTCTCTATTATATCCCAACCTTCCTTAGTTACACTATATTGTTTAGATCTTCCCTCACCCGTTTGCTCTACGAGCTCTTCTCTGATAAGCTGAGCCTTTGGACGTTCAAAGCGACCTCCGTCCATATTTGCAGCTTCTCTCCAAGCTTTATTAAAGAATTTCTCTCCTCTGTGTGTTGTGATGTCTCCTAAAGCTTTTAATAAGGAGTAATCTCTTGCTTTCACACCTTCTTGGTACGCAGTCAAACCTGCAGAGCCACTCTCTGGGTCAGCAGTCAACATAAGGGACCATGGCTTAAATGGTTCAGCATCTTTTTGCTTAGTGCATTCCATTTCAATAAAGCCAGAGTCTTGTCCACGTGCAGTTAAGTGAATCGTTGTATCTGCTGATGCTCGTATAACAGAAGATCCTCTCATACTCTCACCAGATTTTGTGTCGTGGTGTACTGCTAGTATGGCTGCGTTAAAGTTTTGCCTTAGTGTATCTATCATAGCTACCACTTGACCCATATCTTGTTGTAGGTTTTCATTAGCACCAACGGTACATCTCTGCAACGTATCAATAACAATAAGTCCTGGGTCCACAGATTCAACTAGGTCGAGAAAATCTAGTTGCTCAGTTGTAGGAAGTTTTCCTGGTGGAGCAAATAAGGGTACTGCGCTCGTGTAATAGAAGACAGGTGGAAATATGGAGGCATTTCTCCTATTCTTCCAAGCGGTTACACGAGCACCTAAGTACCCAACTCCTTCGGCTAGGACATATAAAACTGTGGTCTTTTGTGTCTTCTTACCAAACCATGTCCAACCGTTAGCTATGGTATTAGCCCAGTCTAATGCTAAAAATGTTTTTCCGACACCTGCATCAGAGTGCAACACCGTAAAGCCCTCTTCCATAATAAAATCCTCAATAAGCCATTCAGGTGGTTTGAGCTTGGTAACGTCTTCGCCTTTCAGGACTTTTAACTTTCGATAGTTATCTGCCCCTCGATGATGCTTTAATAAAAGCTTTAGTCTCTCTGGTACAATCATATTCCTCCATATTCGTATTGTTATACTACAACACCTGTAATTTTAGTCCAACAGGTTTGGACTAAAAGTTAGTCCAAAGGCACCTGGACTAACTTACACAAATGTTTACTAGGGTTTCTTGTTTAGTCCAATAGCTATAAGGGTTTTTAAGAATGCCAAAGTTAGTCCACTTATGTCCACCCTTTAGGGTGGACTAAGGGACTAATGGGACTCTGTTTAGGGGACTTAGTAAAGGATATATGATCAATATATATATTAATCAGTCTATATATAGGTTTTTGAGAGTTTTTAAGGGTTTTCGCAAAATTAATGTGGGGACTTTCCTTAGGTTAGGGAAGGGGCTTCTTATGTTTGTCGTTTGTCTTGTTCTCTCGATTGGTGTCCTAAGAAGGCCCCTTCCATTGTAAACAATGTCGGTCGTGCCTCCCTCGTTGTTTACTAAAGCAAGAAAAGAGAAAAAAAACATATATATACGTATCGCCATTTATAATTACTTTGTATGCACAAAGTAAAACAAAAGCAATTACTTTGAGAAAGTAATCAAACCAAGTAAGATACAGTCTCGTAACTGCAGTACGAAACCTTTTATTAAAATAAAAGCTTTACCAAAACAACTTACTAAACAAGAGTTACGACGCTGGAACCACACACGGTCATCCCAGAGTGGAAATTTCGCACTATATTGGTATCCCAAGCACTTTTAGATGATAGTCAACTGCGTAGGATGCCATGGATATGTTCACCAAAACGGTGTTTTCGGAACGGCAATCTACGAACGCAAGCGTTCTGTGAATCCAAAATCTTGTCCAAAGAGCACAATCTCTAAGCAGAAACGCTCGTAAACTCGCTGGCTGCTTGAGATAGTAGGACAGAATTTTGGTTTGCCTAAACAGATAGCATGGCATCTTACAAGTCATAGTCGAAACGAACGCAAGCGTTCTGGCTCCTTGACATTGGTTTCAATTCAGAAACGAACGCAAGCGTTCTGGCTGAATTGCAAATCCACTGACTATCATGTAAAAGCACTTGTGATACCAATTAAAAAACTGGACAAAATCAGCACGGAACTACAAAAACAACACAAAACTTTATTTCCTCGGAACCTAGAGTTAAAGCAAGTTTTAGCGCCAAGGCGTTGTCGCTAAAACTTAAACTCTATCCAAGAAAAGAAAGTTTAACGTTGTTTTTCAAGTTACCTGAGCTAATCTTTGTCCCCGCTCGTTTTTAAGCAAGTCTATTAGTCAAGTCACCGAAAATCACTTTAGGATTCTTTTGGTTTTTTAGAAACGCTCGTAAACTCGCTGGCTAAAAACTCCAAAACAATCAGCGCAGGCGGCGCAAAGCAATTTTCGCTGACTTGACAAACTACTTACAAGATCGACGCAAGCGCCGAGTAAGTAGCGATCCGAAATTTCCAAACTGGGATAGACAGTGTGTTCAAAAATGAATATGCAAATATATAAAGGATAGAATAATGAAAATAATAGGTACATTAATGACATTTGATGCTACAACATTAGGAATAAATGATAAAGGTTGGGGACAATCTTTATACTTTCAACCAGATTATGAGGGTGCAGATGAGGCATTTGTTAATGCATTTAAATTATCAGCTAAATCTAGTAGAGTTGAAAATCTACAAGATATCGTTGATAGTTTAACTAATAAACTAAAAGCTTTTGCACCAGATAATGATTTGTCAAAGCTAGAGGGTGCTAATGCATATTCTGGTATTCATGTTGAGATTGACGGTTATTTTAAAGCTAATAATTGGACTAATGCTAAAACTAATGAAAAAGTATATTCTAATAATCTAGTCGTAGATAGTATTAAGTAATGTGTCAATACTGTAATACGACAAATAACATTGTACATAGTGGTACAGATGCATTAATGCTAGGTTGTTTAGATGACCTATATAAAATATGTTATACATGCGCTAATACAATGTAGATAAAAGATCGATTGGTGGTTATGTTCCCCTACATGACCACTAATTGATTTTATTTTTTTTAAGACCTTGACGACAACATATATATATATTTTTTTTCTCTTTTCTTGCTAATACTTTATATCTTTTGGTATGGACTATAGCTACTAACACATTATCAATGTTGTGTGTTAGTAGGTATACAAAAGTTGTATACTTATTGTAATAATTATATGGAGGTAATTATGAGCAAAAAATATAATGTGCCAGACGGTGCATCTATACGCCAAGTTAGTAATCGTGTTATGCGATTTCCAGAATTTGGTGGACCACGCAAATACCCTACAAAATATGTATGGAGTATTGTGCACAATCATCTAACAATACAAGAAGTTAGATACTTTAAAAATAAAAGAGATAGAGGTTATTATTTCTTTTTCTATATCGACGGTGTAACAACAAGACGTGCAAAAGTTGCAGATGATCGTGAGATTTTTGACAGTTATCAATTAGCTGTTAAAAATCAACCAGAATTTGTTAGTAACTTACAAGTAGGTTTGTAATGGCTAAAACAAATGAGGAATTAACAGAAATAATCTATCAGTTGTGGCGATGTATAGCAAAAGGTTACACATATGATGAGGCAAAAATTCATATGCATGCATATGCAGCAGGTAAAACAACTGTAAAAGTTGTACAAGTTATAGAAAAAGATAAAAAATGAATAAATTAGAAATAATGTTCTGGTTATCTGTTCCAGTTTATCTAGTCGGTGCTTATGTACTAAGTAATTGGCTAACAGATATTATGTTATACAAAGTGTATAACATTCAATTAAAAATATGGAGGTGGCGAACAAATGCTATACGAGATAATAGAAATAATAGATAGATTAAATACAGAACAATTGTTAGACGTACAAGCAATAGTTAATAGTCGTTTAAAAAGAATGGAGGAACAAAATGCAAAATAATGAATATGTTAAATTAGCAAATGACATAGTTAAATATAACAAAAATATAACAGAATTAGCTACAAATAGCTTAATTGCGTTGTATAAAGCTAGTCCTAATCACTTTATAGCAGATAAGGACTTTGTAAAAGGTTATAAAAAACTACATGACATTATAGAAAAAGTGGAGGATAAAACATGAAAGGTAGTAGAAAACAAACTGTTAATAGTGTAGGAATGCATAACTTAAATTTAGCATTTGTTGATAGCTATTTCAGAAAAAGAATACCTGGATTTATGAATGTAAATACATTGTCGGCAATAAATCTAGAACGTTTGATAACAACTATGAGAGACGCGTATGCAAAAAGTAGTGTACCTAATAAAGTGCAACAGAGATCATATCAAGGTGATATACAAAATGCTGCAATATCAGGACAACATTACCCTATAAATACGCAGACAATAAAACCATTCTCTTATACACATAAACCATTTGGTTATAGTGTATTGGATTTTAATCCAGATACTGGTGAGTTCATAGTGTATAACAAACAAGAATGGAATGCTAATAACTATTATAAATCTGTAACAAAAGGTAAAAGTAGTTTACCAAGCTTAATGCAGTATGTACCTATGGGTATGGAAATAGAAGTTATTTATCGTAATAATTCTGCAAGATACACACAATGTGACGAATGTAGAGAATACGATGAGGATCACGAAGTAGAACTAGAAACATTTTGTGATACAGAATTTTGCAATAGTGATAATGCAAATAATGATGATAGTAACTTAGCAGCAAATCCTAGAGTAAAAGCATACAAATTGTTAGCAGAATTAAATATTGCTTTTGGTGCAGTAACTAAAAACTCTGAGCCAGTATGGATAGTTAAACATGATAGTACAGTTGACTTAGAATATGTATCTATGCCTATGACATTACGAGCTTGGCGTGCTGGACTGGAATTAACAGATTATTTATTTCAGTCATTTAAAGTTGCATCGGAATGGAGTAAAGCATTTTACGGACCATGTGGAGGACATATACATTTAGATAAAGATGTGTTTAATAATACATATCAGTATTATGCATTTTTATCTATGCATTATGATAATCCTAAATTTATTGCAGCAATTGCACAACGACCAA